ACTTGAAAAAGCTCTGTGCCTAATTCCCATGTAGATACCTTACCGGAAACAATTTTAAAATCCTCTTTCCCCTTGTTTGCCGTAGTTTTCCATAAGGACACCGGCATAATTGGGAGCAACTCTTTCGCATGAAGTGAACAAAAACAACGGCAAATAATGCCACAATCAAAAAGTCAATCTTTCTTTTCATTTTCTACTTTTTTAATGATATTATAAACTATAAATGCTACTGTCAGCATGATTATTGAAATTCCCAACCACGCATTTATGTGATTGAATACGCGGTTGCCAATGAAGAAAGCCGATACGACAAGTACCGGCTTCCAGTATTTCTTTACAGTCTTCATTGTTATTGTTCGATAATGGCAATATCCGGTGCCAATTTACGGATCAACAATAATTGCTCGTCAATGGCCTTGTTGCGTTCTTCTTCCACTATCACTTCTGCACCAGGGGAGCAAAGGGACAATCGAATATTACGCCCGTCCACATCTGCAATGATTTCCACTTCAATCTCTTCTGCAGGGCGACCTTTGAAAATCGGAACAATAAGATTGAATGAGGCCGGAAGATTGGAATTGACAACTTGGCTGTAATTGTCAGTGCGACTACCGTTGTCTTGTCGGGAGTTTTCCACTTTTGAGTCAATGCTGGCTTTGAAGTTCTTCAAGACTGTTACCAGTTCCATGTTGTATTGTGCATCCTTGAAGAAGGCACGATTCATTTTGAAGAACTTTGAAAGCTGCACCGGCTCCCATGTCTTGCTTGTGTTGATACCAAATTCAAGAAACTTGGGATAGTATTTCAACTCACCTCTTACAGTAGCTTTATTCCTACTGTCAGTTTCATTGGTGACAAGTTTAAGTGTCATTTTTTCCCGATCAACAAGAATATAGCAACGTTTCTGATTGATCTGCTCTTTTTCAGAGATTCTTTTCAAGAGAAATTCATAAACACTTCCAATTGTTCCGGCTAATTCTACCTTATCAGGCTCCAGTACCGGTAACTCATTTTCTTCGTGGAGTTCAATAACTCTAAGAGTTGCTTCGGTCATACCCGGAGCAAAGTTCACTTGCATCTTTTCGTTTTCCATGTTGTTCTACAAATTTTTAGTTCTGTTTTTAAATGATTTGGCTGGTTTGAAGTGTGGAGTATAATGCTCCGCTATGACAATAGTCTCGTTTTTGTGTATGTTACGAGCAACTTTTCGTTTATAGTGTTTGGGTGACAGTGTACCAAAACCTCTGATATAAAGAGTTCTTCCATTAGCTACTGCATCCACGGTTTCCTTCAATGCTGCTTCTATAACTGTTCGGACTTCGCAAATAGCAATACCGGTTGATTCGGCTACTTGCTTGATAAGTTCTTCTTTTCTCATGGCTTATCCCTCCGTACCAGTAGATTCAATGTCCTCAAAGACCGTTTTTTGCATCTCTTGTGCCTCCATCGGACGTTCTTTAACCAAATCGCCATTACCATTGTAATATCCGGTGGTACGGGTGCTACGATCCATAAACTTAAAGCATTCATCCGTAATTTCCTCATAACCACGTTTTATATCGGTAAGCAACGTTTTTTTACGTTCCTTTTTAGGTTTCAGTTTGTCCTTGTATGCTTGCATGAAAGCTTTCTTTTCTTCTTCCAGTGCGGCCATGTCAAGGTCAATATTTGCCAACTCCGTTTTCCGTTCACCCATTTCTTCCTCGCTGAAAGGAGAAGTATAGGTAATTCTTTCAACTGCTGCGCAATTGTCTTCCAACATTTGTCTGCGAAGCAATGGATTCTTATCTTTAAATAGTTCTTTATCCATATCATAAAGGTTTTAAGCCATATCGGGCAGAACCGACAAATGGCTGTGGGTTAGTCCTTATGTTTGCTTTGTGTATATCATCTGTACGATGATTGAATAATCGGGGTAATCCCGTTATTTTGTCATATACAACCAGTTCAGACGATACATAACAAATAAAGCCTTTCAGTCGCTCTTTCAACCATGCGTTCTGATAGGCTCTGCGTTCACGATATTCTTGGTAGCTCATTCCCTTTGGGCGAGCTGTGAGAAGGGGAGTGTAATTTCTCGCCCCCCCGATTTAGATTTACTCTTTCCCATCAATCAAATTTTTATATTGTTCTTCTGAAACGAACTTGTCGCAGTTCCCATACCAAGTATCATCATTTATCTTGTATGGCCTGACTGTTTTATCCATTTCATTCATAACACCGACTACCGCATTTTCTTTGCTATTATCATCCCATACAATAACAACATCGCCGACAGTCGGGATATATTCAGGCTGTAACTTCTCAAAATTGAAGGAGTAATGTTTTTCTTCCTTCATGGCGGCAAGCATCTTTGCCTTTTCCTCTTCCGTAGCTTTACGGAATCCCTTCATGCCTCCGATACCAGCTTCGGGTGTGAGTCTTACAAAAACTCTGTCACCTTCATCATTGGAAGGAACATAGGCGACAAGGCCGAAAGGTACTTTAATTGCCGGTAAAAAAGAGAGTGGCCTTTCTTCTCTAATTTCAGAGAGAATCATCATGCTGCCCCCTCCGCGATTCGGATTGATAATTACGTCACCGGGGATGAATGTCTCACCCTCAAATTCAAATTTACCCCCCCCCGTAACTTTTTGAGTAGGTTGCATACTTTCTTCTTTCACGATTTTTACCATGTGTCCTTCGGGCACTTCAACTGTTACTGTTCTCATTTTAATTTGATTTTAAACTGGTTATTGTATTCTATGTATTTTTCCGGGCAGGTTGTTTCTATAATTCCGTTCATTGTAGGAATACGAAACAACTTGCCGGATTTATGAAGCTCTTTTTCAAGCTGTTTTGCTTTATGTAAAGCAGCCAAAGAACGTGTTTCATTTTCGATCAGTTCTTTAGCCGCTGTGATACTGTTACTAATTTTTTCACATGAATCCATTACTTGACTTCTTCTGCGTATGGAGTATCGTCTTCCTCAAAATCGTCCGGTTTCTGACCTTGTGCCTTTTTCCAGTCTTCAAACATTTCATCATCCAACTGACTCTCTGTTTCAAGAACTTTAATCATGGAATCTGAAATGCCGGTTTTGGGCAGGAATTTGAAAGCCCAGTTCACGATTGTTTTTCGAGCCATTTCTTCAAAGTCTGTGTCCCACGGAGATTGCTTGCCTTTCTTGACAGCCTCACTACGACTTTTTATTTCTTCAATACGTGCTTTGGGCATTGCATCGAATTTTACAACACCGGAAGTCAAGACTGCAAAATAGTAGCCTCCAAGAAGATCACCACGTTCTCCGAATACATTGGGTTTGTGGATGATAGTGCCACCGGTACCTTTTGTCATGCTGAACTCGTCATTAGCATAAACCAAATCAGAATAAATATCTTTTACAACGCCGGTGCGGATCAAAATATCAACTTTCCCCATATATGAAGCTTGGAACTTCACTTTGCCTTTGTACGGTACAAGATACCCCAATCTTAATTCAGGATTGAGTGTCAGACCGGTGAGAGAAACGTTTTTGATTGCTTCGACAAGATGATCGGGATATTGCCGGGCACAGTCAATCAGATAAGGATTATTTAACATTGCCTGCATAGCGAAATTGACTTCACGGGCAAATTGCTGTTCAGTGCCGCCAGCTGCTATAAATGCCTTTTTAGGGGAGATAAAACAGCTTTCCAATCCTTTCAGTTGTACCGGAAAGGCTGGTGGGGCAGAAGGAACGGGCGGTTGTGGTGTGGAAGGTGTTGGGGAGGCCGGTTCTGTTTTTGTTGGTGAAGGAACATTGTGTTGTTCCATTCCCAAGTTCCCTTGTTGGGGGGATTGATTCTCTGTTTTGCTCATTGTTCTTGATTATTATAAAAGTTAAACATCTTGTTCTTTTCAAATGCAGGTGTGTCAGGCACCATTATTCTTCGTCCTTTGAATCCCGGCTGAATAAATATCTGTGCACCGTCAAAATCATTATTTTGTGTACAGTAAACATGCTGGTCTAACAATTTCTTGAATGCCAATGCACTTGCACCCATTTTCACAATTCCGTCTTCCAAATGGAAAGCCCAGTTTGCTGCACTGACAAATACTGCGTCATAGGGAGCTGTCTTTTGTTGCATAACCCAATAGAACTCCTTCCATACTCCAGTACGTTCATGTTCAAAAAACTGGTAGAAGGCTGCCGAAATACCGTAATGAAATTTGGCAATAGTCCGGTTAACTGTTTCCTCATGAAGATCATCAACCGCCAATGTTTTCCAGTCAACAATCTTTTTGGCCGTTTCCACATCAGGGCGATATTTGAACTTACATCCTTCGTATTCAACGAAATGGCTGACTTCGGCTTTCCCCCATTTTAATATCTGCCTGATCTGCTTGGAAGTGTCCCGACAATTGTTCAGAAGCTCATAAACCATTGTTTCAACCAATTGCATATCGGTTGTGCTTGTTAATGTTTTACCCGGATTTGACTCTTTGGCCTCTATTAGTGCAATCTGATATTTTTGAGTGTCTCGTCCATACGGACAGCCAGTTTTAGGATTTATAGGTGGCTCAAATACAAGAAGATTATTTCTCCATTTGTCAAGTGTTCCAGTATTAACAAGGCTTTCCATTGCATCATGATACAGCGAGCCTTTTTCAGAAGCTTCAATACTGATCTCGAACATTTCAGGGTGTAATGCCTTGTATCGGGCAAACTTTGGGGACACCATATAATCTTTAATCTGCGTACTACTTAGGAAGTCTTTAAATCTTTCTCCCTTGTGATATTCGTCATTTGGCAGATTGTAAATTGTATCTTCTATATTACTCATATAATGGATTTAGAGTTTTACAAAAAACTCCCTACTTTCGCAAGCAAGGAGCCAATAACTAACTAAAAAACTTATTCATCACTTGTGGATAGTAATTCTTTGTAATTCTGTAATATGTATTCTTTTTCTTCATCTGTAAAAGAATAGGCTTTAGCCATAAATTTCATTGCCATATCCTCGTTATGATCGGAAAGGGGATAATAGTCTGTGGCGAATTTGTAAGTAAGCCTATTCAATCGCTCATACTTAACTTTGACCTCCTTAACCCGTCCGCTTATCTCCGAGATAATGCCGGACGCTTCTTGTATCTTCTCGTCATATTCCTTTTGGTCTTTCGCTGCTTGTTCTTTCATAACCTTGTTCTGTACGGCAAAGTTGGAAATCTTTTCGTATAGTTCACTTGAATACACAAAGCTACAGTTAACCTCAAAGTCTGGCTTGATAGAGTAATTGTATTTATCTTTCTTGACGAGGTATTTGTAGTCGCTTCCGAGTTTGTTCCAATCGTATCCAACTTTGCGAAGGGTTTTCGCATTACGTAATGCTTCTGCTACTGCATTCGCTTCTTCCATATCTGTAAAAGCGTAGTCTTCAAAAAATGGGATCGTGAACGTTTTCAAATCGGCTGGTTCAATCTCAAACAATTCGGGAACCTCCGGCTTATCCATAATTTTGATACCTTCCTCCATCATGCGGAGTTTAATCAATTTCTGTACATCTTCCTCCGTTAACGCAAGAATCTCTTGCTCGGTCATTTCTGTAATTCCTTTCATACTTTTAGCATTTAAAATGTGTTCCCGTCCGCGTTCCGATGGATTGTTGGCCGTAGCTTTTTAGCGGTGACCGCTTCTTGCGAAGCACGGGTGTATATATCATTTAAAGTATCTATTCAGTTAAGAATGTATTTATAAACGCCCTACGTTTACTTTGTCATAATATAAGTTGTTTTTGATAACTTAGTGATTCATGTGCTGCATCCTCTTATTGGCAGTCCGTATTCACACTCTTTTCACTAATCCGCTTTGGCTACTTTGTCGGTCTATTCGCCCTTTAGATAAGCAGTAAACCTTGTTTAAAGTCTTTATTTGTTCAGACTATACAATATGTCAAAGAACGTTTTGTTAGTTCCCGGAAAGACGATCAAATCCGTCCGGGATTATTTTCTTTCCATGAATTTTCTCAAAGCTGATTTGGTAAAAATGAGACTCTTGCCATTTTTGGTGTGAGGAATATCATGTATTCGATTGTATAAGGTTTGCAACTTCCATTTCAGTTACAGCCTTTCTCACATCATTGCGAATAAACTTGTGCAGTTCTTCTGCAATCATTTTGGCCTCTGAACGGTTCATTTCTTTATTGCTTCGATGGTTATCTGATTTTTATCTTTGTCGATGGATGTTGAATATCTTTCAACGTCTTCACGGGGATCAGTAAAAGCTAATTGATAGGCGTAGCTTCTTGCATTGACGCAATCCTTGTAAGAATCCAGCTGCATTACTTTGGAAGAACCAGCTTTAATGCTTAGAATATCTTTCTTTGTTACTTTCATATTATTTTCTATTTTATACTTAAATTTTCCACAAAAAATTTGCATAAAAGAAAGCTAACAACTACATTTGCCAATGAGATATGTAGTAAGTGGCTTTTGAAGTCGCCAGCTTTCTTATTGTTCAAACTTACACTCTTTGTTTGTTTGACGTTGCAAATATACTTCATATTTTCAGAAGTACAATAAAATACTTCATAAAATTTGTAGTATTCTATATGTTATAAAACATATTTTAATATAAATTGCTGGTTTATAAGATGTTATGCAGGTAGGGCTTGCGTAAAAAGAAAGCTTTCTGAAAAAAAAGTAATGTCGTTCTATTATTATTGTAATAATTAAAGAAGTAAAAGACGAACTCATTCGGTAAGGTGCTGGATTGCTGCATAGTTAGCCCTTAGACGGTTTCCCGTTTTTGCTATATGCAGCATAAGAAATGTCTCGTTCGTATAAGTACGCCGTTCTTAGCTGGCCGGGCATTAACAAGTTACCCGACTTCCCGGATTTTTCGCTTACTTGTAGCTGTGCAGGCATCCCGGTTTCGTTTGCCTCTCAATATCGCACGCCTTTCGCAGTATTGAGTTGTAAGAGTGTAACCCTCTGTCTCTCCGCTATGCGGCCTACCGCCGATTACACAATGTGGAGAAAAAGAAAATCCGCAAATAGGTAGCAGCTATTTACGGATTTCTATATATAAACTCCAAATAGGATGTTTAATCAATTTATGTGGTAATACTGCTACCATTACGAATGCAAATATACTACTTAATTATGAAGTATGCAAGAAAGTGACGATAAAATACTTCATAAAATTTGTAGTATTCTATATGTTATAAAACATATTTTAATATAAATTGCTGGTTTATAAGATGTTATGCAGGTAGGGCTTGCGTAAAAAGAAAGCTTTCTGAAAAAAAAGTAATGTCGTTCTATTATTATTGTAATAATTAAAGAAGTAAAAGACGAACTCATTCGGTAAGGTGCTGGATTGCTGCATAGTTAGCCCTTAGACGGTTTCCCGTTTTTGCTATATGCAGCATAAGAAATGTCTCGTTCGTATAAGTACGCCGTTCTTAGCTGGCCGGGCATTAACAAGTTACCCGACTTCCCGGATTTTTCGCTTACTTGTAGCTGTGCAGGCATCCCGGTTTCGTTTGCCTCTCAATATCGCACGCCTTTCGCAGTATTGAGTTGTAAGAGTGTAACCCTCTGTCTCTCCGCTATGCGGCCTACCGCCGATTACACAATGTGGAGAAAAAGAAAATCCGCAAATAGGTAGCAGCTATTTACGGATTTCTATATATAAACTCCAAATAGGATGTTTAATCAATTTATGTGGTAATACTGCTACCATTACGAATGCAAATATACTACTTAATTATGAAGTATGCAAGAAAGTGACGATAAAAAATTGAGTGACCTCTCAAAAAGGTTTTTGCAAGCAATTTCATATTGTGGTTTGAGTGGGTATAAATTGAAGAAAGACAATATTATATCCAGTGAATCAACCCTTACCAGTATAAAAAAAGGGATTCAGCTGCCAAGTAAAAAAACAATTGATGCTTTTTGTGAGAAATACGATGTGAGCAGAGCATGGTTATATACTGGAGAAGGTTTGTTTGCAAAGACTCCATCAGGACAAATAGAACCTTCGGAGAAGGATATTAGGGATGCTCTGAAAAATGCGAGAATGCAATCAGACTCTACGATTAGTAAAGTAGCTCCTTATCTTCAAGATATTCTTGTAAAAGTAAAATATGTTCCAATGGATGCCGCGGCTTCATTTGTCGAAAGCTTATATAATACAGCTTATGAAATTGATTCTTATGGTGTCATGCCGGAAGAAGGTGAAGTGCTTGATGATTCTTATATGGTCTTTCAAGTACGTGGCGACAGCATGGAGCCAACTATACCGGACGGAGCTAAAATTCTTGCTCGCAAAATAGAAGAAGGTTTGTGGGAAAGCGCGTCAGGAGTTGTGAGTATTGTATATGGGAAAACACTTTCAGTCAAACGGATATTAAAAAACAGTCTTTTCTTGGATAATGTGCTGACTTTAAAGGCTGATAACCCCAAGCATGGCCAGTTAGATGTCGAGAGAAGAGAAATAAGGGGGATGTGGCAAGCATTACGCATAATAAGTCAAAAGATTATTTGATATGGAAGAAAGGGCTATTGACAGATTACGAAAATTTGCAAGGTATGCACGTGATAAGGGAGTTGTCAAAGGTGAGAACTCGTTTGAGGCTTATTGTGAATTATCAAATAGATACATTTATAATTCCATAAGGAACGGGAAAGGGGCTATTGGAACTGATATAATAGCTCGTATTGTGGATAAGTTCCCGGAATTGAATGTGAAGTGGCTTTGTACTGGCAAAGGGAATATGATTGAGACGGATATTGATGCGAATGTCAATTATAAAGCGGCTTATGAGGGTGCAATGATGCAAATAGAAGCTTTGCATAAAATTATAGAAGAAAATAAGCGGAGATGATATAAATATGATACCATTAATATATTTTTAACAAGTATTTTATTGATTATCAACATGATAGTAAAATGTGTTAGTCCCCGTACGCACCGCGAAAGGGAGTAACATTAGTTACTCCCTTTTTTGTTGTGTATCAGGCAATTAAGGTATTGAAAGTAGATGGAGAACATATAAAAATTGGGTGCATATTTACCGGAAACTTACCAGTATTTCCCGATTTTTACCGATATTTTCACCTATAATGATACCGCCTTTGATACCATTTTTTTATTGTAGTGATAATCAGTAGATACCAAAACTCAAAAGAATATGAAATATCCGACAATGAGATTCGTCTTTGACCGTAAAAAGGTTGCGACAAAGACACACAAGGGACTCGTTCAAATTGAAGTTTTGAGCGAAGGTAAGAGAAAATGGATCGGAACCGGCGTTAAAGTCTATTCCGACCAATGGAATGATCGAAAGAAGATAATCAATTCGGTTGAAATGATTCAATTGAACCAGTGTCTTGATGAACAACTCCGGATTATCCAAAATTGGATTAATGAACTTATCAGCAAAAAGGAAGTTTTTGATTTTGATAAGCTGGATAGATTTTTGAGATATACCAATAAATCAGAAAGTTTTGTTGACTTTGTAGAAAGAAGAATTGAAGAGCGTGGAGATATAACGGAAAGTACCAAAGCTTCCCATCGGACATTTGCGGCCTCATTACGTGAATTTGACAGAATAATATATTTTTCTGATCTCACAAAAGCCAATATCACATTGTATGATGATTGGTTACATGCTAAAGGCTATTCACAGCCGACAATATATAACTATCATAAACGTAACAAACGTTATATCCACGAGGCCATAAAGTTTGATTTGCTAAAAAATGATCCGTATAAGGGTGAGCGTTTTTCCCGTGGCAAACATGCCATCAGGAAATATTTGACTGCCGAAGAATTGAAGAAAGTGAAAGATGCTCAAATAGACTCGGAAACGATCTGTAGAGTCCGTGACCTTTTTATTTTTCAGGCATATACTGGAATATCCTATGCTGATCTTGCTAAATTCAATTTCAAACGTGACGTACAAAAACGCGGCAATAAGTATGTTATATTGGATATTCGTTTAAAGACAGAAGAAAACTATTTTATCGTATTACTGTCTCCTGCAATGGAAATATTGAGAAAATATGATTATGTGCTTCCGATTATCAGTAATCAACAATACAATTTGCGGCTTAAAATAGTTGCTGATTATGCAGAGCTTGATAGAAATTTGACCGTTCACATGAGTCGGCACACATTTGCGACAATGTGCCTGAACAATGGGGTTAAAATGGAAAATGTGAGTAAAATGCTCGGTCATACAAATGTACGCACCACACAACAATATGCTAAAGTTCTGAATGCCGAAGTGGAAAAAGACTTTGAGATGCTGGAACGGATTTTGTCATAGTATAAGAGAGCCACGCTAAAATAGTTCTACCGATATTTAGCGTGGCTTGTTTCATTTAAAATACTCCATAACTTGTGCCGATTGTTCACGGAGACCACAGCAAAGATAATTTTGAGTCATTTCCACGCTTGCATGTCCCATCATTTGGCTTATTGAGTATAAATCGGCACCGCGTAAATACAAATTGGTTGCAAAACTCCGGCGTGCCGTGTGGCTTGAAACAAATTCCCATTTTTCACCTTCCACTTCCTTTCCAGCCTTGAATACTTTAACCGCCTCTGTGATTCCGGCTTTCCGGCAAATATTACGAATATTATTGTTGAATGTCGGATCACTAACTTCTTCTTTAGGCAAATTTGTTAGTAGCTCTTTCACGATTGGCTTCAATGGCACTATGGCATGAGTTTTAGTTTTTAGGCTGACATAAGAGATCATTCCACCCACTATATTACGGTTGTTCAACCGTGTATAGTCACTATGACGGCAACCGGTAAAGGCTCCTATTAAAAATTGTGTGCGTACCAATTGTTCGTTGGCATTCTTGGGAACATAGGTGATAATTCGTTCAAGTTCTTCATCAGTAAGCCAAACATTAGTGCTTCTCACATTTTTTACCGAAAGGATTTTATTATAGTCTTTAGGTAGCTCAACCTCTTCATTATACAAGTTCAATACAGCTTTTAATTTGGCGGCATATTGGCGAACAGAGTTTGGTGCCAGCCGTTCTTCCATATAATCAACAAAAGTCTGCAATCGGATTTTTGAAAGATTCTCCCATGTTGCCGGGCAATCATTTGCCCGACTATACATGTTGAGTATAATTTCATATTTTGGGTATTTTGCCAAGAATGCTATGCGTAAGTCTTTCATTTTTATTTCATTTCTTTATTCCAACCATCATAAATATCTTCCCAATTATCACCTAAGCCAACCCTTATGCCGAAAGCGTTGTAACATTGTTGTACCGCTTCTTTCGGTGGTAAGTATCTCCCGTCACTTAACATTATATAGCCTTCGTTTATTTCTTGTTGTAGCAAGTTTATATCTACTGGCATAATTTCATCAGGGAACAGCACCACGTTTCCTTTACTCGTTTGATAACTGACTCTTGGTAGTTCAAAATGCCCTCTCTGCCCAGTCAATAAAGAACAGATTCCGATTTCTCCGGTAATGAGATGAACTTCCGTGTTTGGCGCATTTATAACCATAAAATAGGCGTTATCGTCATTTTGGAAATGATTTACTACTCTGCCCACCCTTTCTGTATCACATCTTCTCATTCTCTCGTCCCAAAGATGTCCCAAATCATCATGGAACCGGATATAATCTCTTACTTTATCCCATGTTCTTACAGACAGAAATTTCATAGCAGGTAGAGTAAGAGTTTTTTCTACACCATTATCATATTTAAGTTCATGGGTAAAGTAATGTTTTCGTGAGCCGGTAATGTGTATATCCGTAACATCAAAGTTTTCATCATATCCGTTTTCGGTGGAATATTCTTCAAGAACAACAATATCACTCTGTACGATTTCATCAACTATCTTTTGAAACTCATTATAGGCATTGGTTAGCAGGTTTTCGGTATTCATGTTGTCCTGCATGGGTATTTGTGCAACAAGTCTTATCGGGTATTCATTATGTTCTGTACCATAGCACATATTCTCCACAATACCACAATTAACCTTCCCACATCTTTCATGAAAGAAGTCCATTGTACGCAATACATCTTGGTTGCTTAATTTCGTGGGTTGGGTGACAAACAGCACATAACTTACTTTTACCCTACTAAGAAGTTCTATATGCACGTTTGTAACACTTGGAGGCGTGTCAATAAGAACATAATCCGGGTTGATAGAGTGTATTTTCTTTTTAGCCAGTTCAAGATATTGCCTTACCATTGATTTTTCCAAGTAAATAAACTTGGAAAACATATTTCCAGAAGAGTGTACCCAAATCATTTCATGCGGATGATCGCCTTCAAATTCGGTGTTCATTGACGGGGTATTTATATCTGCATCAATGATAAACACCTTATTCCCTTGTTTTGCAAGTAATCTTGCTATATTTGCGGTTGTTGTGGTTTTGCCTACGCCGCCTTTGCCTGAATATATTATAATAGCTTTCATATCAATTAAATATTTGGTTCAATAAATATTAAGAGTCAAGTTTTTTAATAAATTCATTTAATCTACTGGCTGAATAATCGGTACCGCCAATTATAAAATAACCATCAACGGCAAATTTGAATGCTTCAATAGCTTTTTGTCTCATTCCTTCTTCGGCTATCGCTATTGCTGCATAGGCTTTTGCTTCTGATATGGCATATTGCACATAGCCGGTAGAATCCATCCGGTTGTCACTTTCCAAATCCAAAGTGTTACGTCTGATATAATCTTTTGCTTTTTGATTCATACTTTTGGGTATTTTCCTTCTCCTTTCGGATCAGTTCATTAATAAATTTACTCATGTTCGGTTGCTCTCTGACAAAATCAACCAAATCAATATCCAGTCTAATAGCATAGACCTTACTTTTCGTAGCCGGTTTGTTTCGGCGATAACTTCTTTTGGCTTGTTTATTCTCTTCCATAATAATTCATTGATATATGTAATAATTCGTTTGAAATGGCTGTAATTTAGGCTTGTTTGCCTCTTTTGTTCCGTCTCTGATTCGATGATTACCTTTGGTGTGAAAACGTCTGAAATCGCCCCAAAATAGTTCATCTGCATTTGCCTTTGGTCGGATTGTTCCCCAAACATATCGCCGTAATAGTTTGGGTAACATCATGGAAACAAACAGTAACGCTATACATTGGTGATTCAATAGTTTGGGCACAACGATTCGGCTGATAGTTCGTTCATGTTTATGTATGAAGATAGGCACCGGGAAAACCAAAGGCCGATCAATATACAATAGTTCGGGTGTGTATGCGCGTACTGGTTCATCCTCTGTTATTGGTTCGGGTACATTTGCGTTTGTTTCTTCGCTTACTGATTCGGTTAATAGTTCAGGCAAAGAAATGCCGGATAGTTCGGTTAACATTGTTAGCCTCTGTAATGCTTTGTTTATTTGATCCTGATAAAACCAACGGGAAATAAAATCTATCAGAGCTACCAAAGCAAAGACAAACGCCGGTGTTTTCGTTTGTGCATCCACATATAAGGCCGGTAAATGTTTTTCCGGTTCTCTTACCGGTTCTTTTTCCGGGATGATCGGAGCTTTGGCGCGATCTAAAGCCTTTATATTACATTTTAAGTTCGGGCAAATAGAATCATTTATAAATGCAGGCATAACCACACCTATACGCGCCGTCTTATCATCAAAGACCGCCGCCCGATCAGGTGCAACCAGCCACACGCCACCAGTCCAGCCGGAAAGCAAGGGGATAACGTTTGATGCAAAGAAACCTAGCTTTATATCAATTAAAGCGGCTTTTTCCAATGTTGCACAAAGTTCTTTGTGTCCGTTACTGTCTGCATCATTATAAGATAAATAAACTTTATTATCTCCGGCAATAGTACGAAGTGAAAAACCGCTTTTTTTGTTTCGTTTGGCTATTTCTTTTACAAAACCGGCGACCGCTTTTAATTCGCTTTTCTGAATCTTTATAAATCCGTCTTTTGAAAGATTGGGGTACACAAGCCGGTAATTAGGGAAATATCCGGCAAAATCACAAACAAAGGTTTGTTTCTTATCGTTGGTTATTTCTGTAATATTGCCGCCTTCCTGATTACAAACAGAACACCGGCCAACCATTTCTTTTAAATGTTTGGGATTGATAAATAATTTTAGGCCGTCAGGCAAAAGCCCGGATGTTTCAATAATTACGGGGTATTCTTTTAATGTACGCCCGTCAGAAGCAACTAAAGCCGATTTGTAAGGATCAAGATAAATATAATTAAATACCGGTCTTAGAGGATCTTTTGTTACTAATTTAGTGATATTTAGATGTTCCTTTGTAATCCACATATCAAAGGAGCAAACAATATTTTCGCGCTCTTCTATTTTGGTAAACCTTGTTTTATTGGCTTGTTTGGTGCCTATCAGCTTTTCAAATTGCCAAACAAGATTAAAAACCTGATCCACTGGAAAGGGACATTTAAAGCTGTTTATTTGTACAGTCCTAAAATCCGTTATATTTAGTTTGGCATCAACGCAAAGATATTTTATATTTATCTCGTTACCGTTGGCATCTTTCAGTTTTGCAAGCTCCGCGGCGGTATAGGTGCCGGGAGCTATTTCTATTTCATTTGTAAAAACGTCGTTTGCTATTTTAACCAATTCGGCCAAAATGAGGCCATTAAATTCTTTTTCATTCATAACATTAAATAGTTAGATATTTTACACCAAAGTAAAAGCCTAAAACAAGGCAAAAAAGCAAGTAAATAGGAAGCAGCCAAAGACCGCCAAACACGCTAAAGCAGATTAATAAAACTACTATTAGCCAAATAATTACGCCCACCATGTTAGAAAGTAGGGTTTTCAAGCTCTTGCAAAAAATCTTCCTCCGTTATGCTCTTACATATATTTGAGCCATCAACATAAACACTAAACCCGGTTGCGGTGCGGAATACTTCTAATTTGTGCGTTTCTCCGTTTGGGGATTCTATTATATAGGTAGTCATAATATCAAAGTTTAAAGGAATGCCGGGAAACCGCCCGGCGCGGTGGAATATTTGTATTATTCGTTTATGTTATGCAAATTACAGTTCCAAACGTGTTTAGGAAATGAACCGTCTTTGTTAAGGCTAACAATAGATGTATTATCCCCGTTATCCTTAATTACATAAACTATAAGTTTTCTAAATCCATATAACCCAATATGATATAATATCTTTTTCTCCATAAATTTAAAATTTGTCTGATTGATCGTTTTTATTTATGAAGTCTTTTAATTTTTTGGGATCGGTGCCGGAGATAAACACCACGGCACCGAATAAAAGCAGCATTAAACAAAACATAGCTTATTATTAATAAAGTGTTGCACGTTCGTATAAACTTTGCGATATAATGCCATCTTTACAAAGTCCGTCTTTATATTCTCCGAAAGCTATATTAAAATCCAGTTTAAAAGAATGTTTCTTTTTGTTGGCTTCTCTTTCAAATTCGCCTCCGAACTCTTTGCAGAACTCCCAAAAAGGTCGGCGTAACTCTTTTTGATTGGTTATCGTGTATTTTGCCATGGCTATTTCATTTTAAAAGTTATGCCAGCAGGCAACAAAGAACGGTTAACACTGGAAACGAATTTATTAAAATCGTTCTCCGTTACTTTTGTTTCGTAGTCTTTCCAATTAAAAACAAGCTCGTTACTATGATCGTAATATATTACATTACTAACTGATAACCCGGCATCAAGAACGGCCAACATAACCCGCTTTTCATTTTCGGCCTTTTGTTGTTTCTTTTTGCAATCGTTAATTATTTCAGCGCGTTTTTTCTCGTATGCTTTGCGCTTTTCTTCGTCTTTTCGCGCTTGTACAGCTTCAGGGCGATAATAACCATCGTTTATTCTGTTAGTTATAGTTGTACGTTCTTCGTCCGTCAATTTCAAAGTAAAACGTTCGTTTTCCGGCTTATATGGGTTTTCCCATGTTTGCCCGGTTAACTCTTCCAGCTTTTTTAAAGCCTCGTTAGATTCTCTTTTCCAGCGTTCAACGATACCAAGCGTATAAAGAAGGTATTTAAAGTATTGTTTATCTTCTGCCTGATAAAGCAAATTATATTCTGTTTCCGTGATACGCAAATAGTTAATTGCAGTTTCTTTGCTGCTGTTCGTAATATGGTAAAACCCGTTTTCAACTGGGTACATTGGCGCGCCGTAATGATTAGACAAATGAAGATCAACGAACATTTTAAACTGTGGGAAACGCTTTAGTATTTCTTCATGGCAGCAACCACCAGCACACCAAACGAAACACCCGTTTTTGCGTTGTTCGTAAATATCCGCCGTTATACTCCAATCGCATATATTATTTTTGCAATCATCAGCCAGTAATATTTTAACATTGATTTTAAAGGTTGTCCCGGCTTGAATATATCTTTTTGATACTGTGTAACAAAGTCTATTTGTAGTTGTCATAATACAAAATTTAAAGGGTGAATAATGAAAGTAAGAAGTAACCCGGAGCCATGACAGCCCCGGAAAAATAGTTATTATTAGAATTTAGAAAGATATTCCACGCATCCGATAATATAGGCCGCGTGTTCTCTTGCCGCTTGTTCTTTTTCTTGCTTGGTTGCGGTCTTATGATCCTGATCGGAAAGCATTTTTGCAGCCATCCG